GTAATTGCCCGCATCCTGAGTTCGTCCGGTGTCGATCTCCGCGACCGCTCTGCCGCCATGCGAGTCCGCATGTCCGGTGCCAGCCAAGACGAGCGAGACGGGCTCTCCAGTGCCGCTCACGACGCAGTTCGCGGCATGGTGCGCAGCGATGAGGACCTTGAGCGACGGGCGCTCGGCAAGCAGGCTCGGCAATCGCACGCCACCGACGAGGAAATCGCCTTCGGGCGTCTGCTCAAGAGTCGCGGGCTCACCGTCACTCTTCAACAGGCCGTCGGTAAGTACAACATTGACCTCGGAGTCGAGGGCGCCGTCGCCGTGGAACTGTTCGGGGGCACCTGGCACAAAGACGGGAGGCACGGCGCTCGCCTCCCGCAACGCCTCAAAGACCTCGCCGATAGGGGCTGGTTCACCCTTATGGTCTGGTCCGCCCGTGGATACTCCTTGGACGGGGCCGTAATAGCTGACCAGGTCGTCGCCCTCGTTGAGGAGTCCCGCCGCAACCCAGCCATTCGGCGTGAGTATCGGATGGTTTGGGGTGACGGAGAGTTCTCGTCCTCCGGATGTGTGGACGACGATGATCTCGCCCTCAAACCAACGCGAGTCCGCCGCCGCAATACCAGTCGGTGACTCAACTGGCACCCAGCCCGGGAAGCAGTTCGGATGCCTCCACCCGTCGCTCTTTGCGCGGGCTAACGTGCCATCAACGGTGACCGTTACCTCACGGTCCTCAGTCGCATGCTGGAGTTTGATACGCCCAGTGGGGCCGCCGTTAGTGCGAAGAATCTTCCCCGCCCAACGAGCACACGGCTCACATGAACCGGAACCCACAACGACGGAGACGAGGTCGATGCCGTTCTCGTGCATCGCTGACACTTTCGCGTCATCCCATGCGCGTCGCGTTGCGGAGCGGGTGGCCATCTCGGTGTAAGAGGACAGGTTCCAGTCGCGTCCAGCCTTGTCGGTGAAGCCCGTGACACGCTGATCCAGCAACTGGTTCCACGCGCCTTGCTGTGCCTGCTTGCCGGTGGCTTGCCCGAGCGTGACGTTGAGCGCGTTGTTCGCAACAGCTTGACGGTAGACGTCGTCGGGGTAACGGAGGATCCGCTTGGTAACGTCGTCAAGTGCATTGGTTAGGTCTGCTGTCATGGCTTGCGCGGCTGGGCTACCTGCGACTCGCGCCGTTTTCGTGAGGTCTTCCACGTCGGCGAGTGCTGACATTTCTTTGATGGCGGCGTCAGTGCCCCATTCGCTGGCTGTTGCGGCGATACGCGCCACCTCATCAGGGTAGGCGTCACGTAACGCCTGTGCGATCCCCTGACTGTCACGGCGTAGTTCGCCAAGGCGGAGGGCTTTGAGTGGGCCTTCACCTTTGGCGAGACCGGCACGAGCTTGTACCGCGAGTGCTGTGATTACCCGTTGCTCGGCACCGGTAAACATGGCGATGAGGTCACTGATCAGGTCGTCGAGGCGGTCACGCTCATCAGGCACCCAGCGGGCCATCGTTGGCCGCTACCCGAGACTGAATGGGTCGGTCACGGTCTGCTGCTCGGTGAAGATCAGGTCTGTTTCAGTGGTGACCTGTTCGTCTGTCCATTCTGGGTGCATCATCGCGACGAGGGTGTTGGTAGATGCGGCCTTCGCCTGGAACAGGGCAAGCGACGTTTGGGCCAAGGTGAGTGGTGAGTCCTCAATGTTGTCCGCAAACGTCACCGTGATGGGTTCACTGGGGTCAAGGCCTTTCGCGCCGAACACGGCCGTGTCGATGGTCAGCATCTTTGTGAGCAACGCTGTTATGGCTGGTGTTTCGTTGCGGACCTTGCGGTCGCGGGTGCGGAACGTGCGCCGTTCACGTGCCTTCACCTCCGTTGCGGTCATGGCGCCGGACGCATCCGAACTTTCGCCGAACGTTTGTGCGGAGTAGCCGGCGGTCTGCACAATCTGCCGCACAATCTCCTGACAGGTCGCCTGGTGTTCCTCGTACCGGATCGCGAACTGTTGCGGAATTATCGGGGGCACCTTACCTTCAGCGTCGGGGATGTTGAGGGTGTCGTACACGCTGCGGTCCATGTCGAACGCCGCACCCATGCCGGGGCCGTTGTCGCGCAACATGTACGCGGGGACGATGATGCGACCTTTGCCGATGCGGAGGTCCCGCATCCACGACGAAAACGCTTCGTCGAGGTTGTCCATGAGCGGTTCAACACCGTCGAAGTCGGAGCGGCCAAGGTGGCGTCCGATGGGGTGTTGACGCCAACGTCGTTGCGGTGTTTGGTTCGGGATGTATGCAATCGCGAGCCCCGGGGTGCGGCCTTCAACGAGGGCACCCTGGGCGTCGATGGCTTCGGCGAGTGGTTCGGTGGTGGGGTGTTCGGTGAGGGGGCGCGCCATACCGAGGTTCGCACGGGTGCCTTCGTACAGTCCGTGGAGGATGAGGCCGTCACCGTTGTCGTCGAGTTCGTGACGCTCGAGGTGACGCCACACTGTTTGTGACGCTTTGTCGTCGGAGAGCACATACCAGAAGGTGGCGGCGACGAGGCGACCCCACCGGAACTCAGGAAATGCGGCGTCAGCGTCGACCGTGGACAGGAATGAGTGGTTGAGGAGTTGCCGATCCCAGGTGACACGGTGGTAGCGGCCACCGAGGACGGCACCGAGTTCTGCACCGGCGGCGAGGCCAGCGTGGATGTCTGGCAGGTACAGGTCGAGACGTGTCTGGTTTTCCTTGTGTTCGGTGGAAAGTTCGGGTGCGTCTGCGTAGAGCAGGTCGGCGGACACCCTGGCGAGGTCAGCAGCGATGGGGATGTGCGACTGGTCTGCGCGCTCTGCGGAGCCGGACGGTTGGCGACCCCACCACATGCGGTGCATGAAACCTCGAAGCCCACCAGCACGGTCGGGTGCTGTGGCGTCGCGTTGCTGGGTGGAGTACACACTGCCGAGTGCCTCGGGGGTGCCTTCGTACCATGCGGACCATTCGGACAACGTTTTCGAGATGGGTTGCAGCAGGGCGGGGGGCCATGCTTGGCCGTTTTCGGGAAGTGGCACGGCAGGTCCCTTCTATTCGGTGGTGTCGCCGGGGGCGGTGTCCATTGCGGGGGCGATTGGCACGAGGTCGCGCCAGTCGATGCGGGTGGTAAATATGGCGTATCGGAGCGCGTCGGCCTCGTCGTCGTCGGCTTTCACGGGCGCGGTTTCGCCTCGTGCGGTGGCCTTGTCGTCCCACACGTAGCCGGGGATGCGGTCGATGAGGTGTTGGCAGGTGTCGGACACGACGATCTTGTCGACGGATAGCAAAGAGGCGAGTGTCTGAATGCCGGGGAGTACGGCTTTGTGTGCGTTGCGGACACCGGGGACACCGTCGTGGAAGAGCTGGTTTTTGAAGGCGAGTGCTGCGGAGTCGACGGGCACCCATTCGGGTGTTTGCCATGCTTCGACGGGGCGTGTGTTGAGCCAGGTTTGGAGGTCTGCTGATCGTTGTCCGATGGTCCCCTGGCCTGGTGCCCATTCGTCGAGGACGTACAGGCGGTGTTCGCCGTCGTGTCCCGGTCGCAGGTCTGCGCCGATGCCTAACAGGTAGCCGCGGGTGGCGTGGTTGTCACCGTAGTCGACACCGAGAGCTAGCACGCGGTCCATGGTGGGCAGTTGGTCGGCTGGGGTGACGTGACGTGCTGGGTCCCATTGTTCGTACACTGCGCCGGCCGCTTGCACCCATTCGCCGTCAATGAACCTGCGATACCACAGGCCGGTGTACTCGCGGCAAATCTGGGAGACGTATGTGGGGTCGAGGTGTGTGTTGTCGGTGAGTCGGAAGCGGAAGATCCGGTAACCGAGTTCGTCGGCACGGTCCACAACCTGCTTTTTGAGCCAGTGTGCGGGTCCGTCGGGGTTGGTGGTGGCGAACAGTTGGGCGCCGGGGACGGACATGCGGCCCAGTAGTTGCACCCAAAATATTTCGGCGATGAGTGTGGCTTCGTCAACGTATGCGCCGGAGACGGTGAGGCCTCGTAGGACAGCTTCGGCACGGGTGTCTGATGCGCCGATGAT